AAGATTTCCCTCAACATAATAAAGAGTCTTAAAAGGTAAATTCTGTAAGCTCTGAAAATAAGTTTTTTGATTTTCTGTTAAGGGAATACACGGCTGCGAAATTTGATTCTGATTATTTTTTAATTGTAGCGTAGATATACCTTCATTCGCCCCTACCCCTACAGGTACTTGAGGAAGTGTTAGTTTCCATAGCCCACTTTCATCTCTACTTATCGCAATATCCTTAAAAGTTGTGTAAAATGAATTATTTACAAATCCCACACCCTCAAGGCTTGCATTTTCTTTATAGTTGGTCTTTGCTGCAAAAGCTATGGCTTGGTCAATATATTGATTGACAAGCATCGGAGTAATAGAAGAATCCTCTTGGACGTACCCTCCGTATACTTGTCTTAAAATTTGCTCTATGAATTGATACCTTGTCACGTTTAGTAAATTTTATTTAAAATAAAAATATCACTACTGGGGTATCTAATGGACTCCCATCTATTTGATAAACAGTCGCCTGAAGTTGATTAGCCATTTTCTACCCTTTATTACTGTCCTTGAAATTCTATTTGGTTAGCGTAATTATTGACCTGATTGTAGTCCAAATTTACGCCAATTATTCGTAAAGCCCTAACGATAATTTCAAGAATACTTGCTACGTCCCAAACGGGCTGAACCGAATTGGCTGCACTATAAACAGGCACCCCATTTACATCAAGCGTGTACCCCCAAATCATATCTGGTGGTTCAATAACATATGATATTCTTGCCTGCCCGATATTAAAAGGAGCGAACTGAAAACCATCGTTCTTAATCATATACACGGGCCAACTTGCAACCGGATCAATCTTGCTATTGTAAATAGAATAGAAATAGTGCTGCTGCACCTCTCTTATTCTTTCGTATCCGTAAGCGCTCCACATTGCATCTGTTTGCAGGTAGTCTCCGTTGCTTGGAACGAGTGCTGCTGCGCTTGGGTAGGGGGAATACCCGTTACCGTTTACAGTTATAAATGATTCGTAAATAATCGGCGCAAGGCGCTGCCGCACGACAGAATTTTGTCCAAACTCCACCCGTGCGACAGGCCGCCCCGGCTGATACTGCTGAAAATTACCCAGCAGATAGGCGACATAACTTTTCTGCGCGATATTTATAGTGTTGTTAAAATCCTCTGGGGAAACATAGCCTTGCTGGAGATTTTTGCCTGTTATATACAGGACTACCTTATAAACATCGTTGATATTGTACATCTTAACCTAATTGTTGTAGTCTTTCTTTAAATATTCGTCCTTCCTCACTATTGGTTAGAGCAAGGTTTAGAAGGTATTTTTCTGGGTTTTCCGTCTTAGCATAAGAACCTATAAGCCCTCCGCCATTTGCCCAGTAAACACGCCCCGGCTCACGACCAATTTCAATCTTTGCATCAATGATAGCTCTTTTGACCAACCAAGCATATTCAACTTCTCTTGATTCAACAGTGCGCTGGAAATACTCTGGCTGTCTTTTAGCATATATGATATACTCTCTGCGGATTCCATCGTCTGTCTTTGGCATACCTAATTCATCTACCAAACGAAGACCAAGGAAGGCCGCGTGTTTTCTCATTTTTTCAGCGTCCATTCCTTTTGCAAGAATTGCCATTTCAATTTCAAGTTCTTCGCGCTTAAGCATTTCTTCTTGCTCGCGTGCAGGGTTGTACTCATAAAATTCAAAATGACTTCCTGTTTTATTGGAAGGACTTCCGATATTATGTCTTGTTATACGAGCGAACTCAAGAGCGGTTGTATCCCACTCTGGGATTCGCAAAATCTTTGTTCCGCGCAGGAAGCTAAGAGAACGGAGGTTGTTTCTTGCGTATTCGGGCGTAACATCTTTCTGCTCTTTGAGCCAGATTGTGTCAACCCCACTAAGAAGTCTTACTCGTTCCATTTTTCCCGTTTGCGGGTTTATTACGTCATCAATTCCCGGTACATGCACACCACCTTTTCTTGTATTAGATACTAGCTTAAAGATGCTGTACTTAACGCCTGTGTTCTCTTGTTTTTCATAAACTGGAGATAACACTTCTGCGTGTTTTTGTTGGTGCTGGGCAACACCCGGATTTTCCCCTTGCAGACTAAACTGCACATCTGATAATTTTGCCATTTTTATTGGTTTTTTAATTGTTTACCATTTAAGCTGCTCGCCCCGCAATACGCGGGCGGTTTTGTTTTAGAGAATCTTTGTAATAAAATTGATGGCCAGTCCTTATGGGCTTGCCGTTATTGTACATTGCTGCACGATTGATAGTGGTTTTTGGGATAAGGAAATACTCGGATGCTTCTTGGGCTGAGGGATGCTCCCACATCTTCCCCGACACTACGGTAATAATTGAACGTTTTACGGTTTGCTGCTTTACCTCAACCTCTATTTTTAAGGGGTAATTTTCGGTCTTGTAACGAAAGACATACCCTTTTGCTTGGGTTCTTTTGCCAGATGCGCAAGCGCTTATGTCGCGAGCTTTACCATTAATAAATTTACCCGCTTCAGTGCAAGACTCAAATTCTCTAACAAAACTTCCCAAAGCATCATACATTAAAACAGACTTAATCTTCTTTAGTCTACTCTTTTCAATTCCCCACTTCGGCACTACGATATTATGTTTTTTATTGTACTCAGAAGATTGCTTGGCTTTTTTCTTTTTAAATTCTTCACTATGGGTTTTCCCGTAAAAAGGATTTCCATTGCCTGTAAATCTTTTAGCCTGCTTTTTTCTTCTTTCTATATTGTGCATCCAAGTTGAGCGCTGACCGTCTCCGCCTTCTGTCATATTCAATCCTTCCGGATATTTATAACAGTAAGTTTTTAATTCAGCAATCCAGTAAATCTCCCTTTCATCCATTAGTTCATCGGCAACTTCTTCAATTACTTCTAAGACATGGGCATCCCAACCATATTTCCTTAAACTATTATGCAGTTTAATATCCTTTCTATCTTTCCTTACATCGCACTTATACGCGTTAATTCGCTTACGCAAATTTTGCGTTTGGCCTATGTAGAGGCGTCCAGAAGGACTTGTTATTTTATAAATTGCACCCATTTTTTATAAATTGCACCCATTTTTTAAATAGGGAGGCAGGTTTCCCCACCTCCCGTTTTTGTTTAAATATACCTTCTAATTCATTGAGATTAAGACGCTTGTACGATAACGAACTGGTTGGCAGCTGCGACTCTTGAGCCGCGATACGTAATCATCTCCACGTTATCGTTCATTTGACCTGAAGTTGGGTTCTGAGAACCACCGCCCCACTGCCATACACGAATACCATTTCCTATAGTCCCGCCCTTTGGGGGTTGTTGGTACATAATGGTGATATTCTTATAAAGCTTGCTCGCGTCTTTAGCATCGCGAGTTTCTCCTTGAGGACAGATCATTCCGAAGTTACGGAAGAAGTCTGTAGTAGGAGTAACGCCAGATAAGAACTCGGTATTGAACGGACGATACTTCTTAACCTTGAAGTGGTATCCATCAATGCTGATTGACTTACAACCATAGTTGATAGCAGCCTCTTCAGACTTTTCGTTGTTACCCCAAACCCAAGCACCAGCAGGGAAAGCGGCGAAAAGACCATCGGAGAAGTTTTGGTTTTGATAGATATCCTGAAGCCACATATTCTCACTTGCGCATCCGTTTACGTCCATGATACGAGTGATTTCGTGAAGCTTTGCAATATCTAAGTTACCCGGAGTGTAACCAACTGTTTCTCCATCAGCAAGTACTTTAGGGATAATACCCTCAGAACCTACTGAAGTAGTTGTAGTCAAACCAGAGTTGTTAACGATATTACCACGCATTAACTTCATCTCTACATCATCCTTGAAACGGACATTTGATTTTACAAGTCCTTTTAGGGTGAAGAGGGAAGTCCCGGCTTGAGCACCGCCAGCAGGAACATCACCAGAGAAACCACCTGTGTAATACACTTCGGTCATTTCTGCAAGATCAGTTGCGCTGAAAGTCTCACGCATTTCAGTGATGGTGTTAGTGTACTTCTCGTCCAATTGAATCATTGGAGCGTTAGTGTTAGAAGCTTCACCAGCGTCCATAATACCACCAAAGATCAATACATCTGTAGCAAGGAAGCTTCCGCTACCAGCAGATGCTAAACTTTGAGTAGAGATTTTTGGACGAACTGTGAAAGTGAAAGCAGAAGGAACTGTTGAGTTCACAGTTAAGATTTCACCTTCTACGTTTGTAGAAGCAACACGTACAGTTTCACCAATACGCAAAGGAGACTGACTTCCGTTGTTGTAGTGGTAACCAGAAGCCAATTGGAGGGTAATAGTGGCACCAGCAGAAGCGGCTACGTTAGCATCAGCCTGAACACCAGTAATCAATTTACCACGGTTTTCAAACCAGAAGTAGTCACGGTTTTTAACTTCTTCCATACCTGCGTAAGTAGACAACCACCAAGTGAAGTCTTCGCTACCATACTTTTCAACGTAGTTTTTGTAGTACTGAGGTGTCAATAGTTGAAGATCGGACACCAATTGTCTCGTAACACCGCCGGTTAAACTTATATTACCCGGCTGAAGGATGTTCGAGGTAGGGATTCCAAGAGCCATTTTGTTTTGTTTTTAAATTGAAAAAATTGGTTTTTAGCTGTTCTTCCAAATAAATTCAATCTGCTTGTCTCGGTCTGAACGCTGATCTGGGTTGAAAGTGTTTTGGGCTGTCCGGGAAGTCACGGTTACGTTGCTCGTTTTCTTGATGTGTTCAGCAAGCCTCTTGGCTGCCGCATCATTAACGAATTTTTGATTTACTCGGCCTTCACTATTTAGAAGTGCCAAATCTTTAACAACCTGTTGGGTGTTAATCTCGTAACCTCCATTCGCGTCAGGCTTTAACCACCTTTCAGCAAGCAGAACATTAGCGTCAAAATTAGAGTCTGCAAATCTTTCCAATTGCGTAGCGACCGCGCTTCTTTCCTCATCTGACACGGCGTAAGATAACGGTATTTCAACTTCCTCGTCTTTCACCGAAACCGAAAAGCCATCAAACGATTTTAAGGCGGACTGCGCATTTTGTTTGAAAGAGTTTACCAAAGCCGATTGAGCTTCCAATTCTTCTTGGGTAGGCTCGTAGTTTTGATTAGCTCCTTCAAATTGTATATCTGGTAAAATAAGCTCACTTTTATACTTCTCCAGTTCGGGACGAGCAAGTTTCGCCTCAATGAACATTTCTGTTTCAATGTCCTTAACTTGGCTTTCCCACGACTGAAGGCGTTCTTGATATTCCTCATCAGACTCAATATCCTTTTGGAAGGGCTTAGAGGGAATACCAAATTGTTTATTAAACTTATATTCTATCTCGCTCGATGTCAGGTCTTTGTACTTCTGCTGCATATTAAGCTTAATAATCTCAGAAGCGGTTGCCTGATTGAGGTCTGAAGAAGAAAGTCTATCAATCTTTTTCTTTTGATCAAGGAAGGAGTACAAGTCATCTTCTTTGCCCTCTTGTAAGAGCTTGAAGAATTTTGCACTCTGTTCGTTGGCAAATTCAATATCTGCCTTTGTGCTTGCGTTTTCGCGAAGCTTTCTTAGTTCTTCTATTTCTGCTTTTGCGGCTTCTGCGCTTTCCCATCCAAACTGTCCCTTTAACCACTCATCTGCATCTACTATTTCTTCTTCGTATTCTTCTTGTGTGTCGGGGGAAGATGTGGGAGTCTGTTCTGTTTGCGTAGCGGATTCTTGTTGTTGTAATGGATTGTCACTCCATGCGTTATCCGAAAATGGATTAAATTGCACATTTGATTGTGCATTTTCTTGTACAGATTCTTGTACTTGCTCTTGTGTGTTGTTTTGTGTTTCTGACATAAAGTCTATTTAGGTTAATAATTAACTCAGCGTTAAGCGATAAATGGTCTTTGCAGCAAGACCAGAAAGCTCTTGAGATCTGTTTTCTACATCAAGTAATTTTTTCTCGCAAGCGAATTCGTATAGCTCGTAAGAAAAATCTAGTAATTCTTTAACCAGCTTTACGGAGGATTCGTGGCCACCATACTTTGGTACGGGTATACGAATTAAAGAACCAAGTCTTTTCCCATCCATATAGCCCATCATTTTTTCTGGGATATCGTCAGAAAAGTCCTCAAGACCTTCGTATAATTTACCTAAAGCGTCGTGTTCCCATCCGCCTTTAGTTTGCTGATGAAATTCGTGTGCGGCATCGTGAAAATAGAATAATCTATCACGGATTTCTTCGGGTGTGAGGGAAGTCTTGGCTTTCGCTTCTTCCCCAGACATTCTGATTTTAGCTGTAATTGCCACTATTTTTTCTTTTTAGTTTTTAACTTAATTTTTTTCTCTTGCTTGAGCATTGCTTGAGTAGGAGCTTCTGGCTTAGCACCAGTACGCTTATTTTCTTCTGCTTTCCTTCTCAAGTTATCCCAGAGACCTCTCTGAGAATAGCTTCCGTCCGCTCTTTTAATCATTTCTTTCATTTCTGTTCTTTTTTATAATCCTTATAATCTTTCATTGCATCTTTTTTAACCTCCCCCTTTTTCCAACTACCAAAAGAAAACTTCTCCGCCTTCTTCTTATTTTTAAACTCAAAAACCTCATTTCTCTTATACGCCTCTTCAATGCTTTGCGGAACATAGCTACCCTCTTTGTTTATTGGCCTAATTGTTGGCGCAACAAGATATTTGGGCTTCCCTTTTTTATCTTGAGATTCCCACAGGCCCATAAGGTGCGTTTCCCTGTTTTCGGTTGGCGCATAACCCTCCCTAATCTCGCGGGCCCTTTTTTTATTATTTTTTATTTTGAGCTTCACTTCTTCCCCGTTAATACGTTTTTCTTAAATAAGGCACGCTTTTTAGCCAAAGGGCCCATCTTGCCCTCTTCCGCTGCCTTCATCTTACCAGCAGGGATTTTCTCATCCTTCTTGACACCAAGCTGAGCGCGAAGTGCGCCTGCCTTAAACTCAATAGGCTTCTGGCCCTTCTTTTTTACCTTGAGTTTTACAATTTTCCTTTTCATCTTTTAACAGATTTTGTAGAGTCGTACAAGCGCTTTTGTAACGGTTACAGAGGTTCCAGAAAGCTGAAGGAAGCGTCCGATGTATCCAAAGCGAACAAGTCCTGATGCTGCGAGGGAAGTCACGGCAGTACCAGACGCTAAGTTTGTTCCTTGAACAGCAACAAAGTTTGTAGCCGAAACAGCCGAGCCATCAGATACTCCTTCGATAGCACCAGAGTCGTTGGTGTGCAAGAAGTTTACCGTACCACTTGGACTTACTAATTGAACGATTGCATAATCAAACCCACCTGTGTCAAGCTTTACGTCTGAGTCTGCGTTAAAGTCATCTGTTACATCTAATACAATTTGAACTGACATATTTTATTTTTTAAACATTAAAGACAATTGTTGCGTTTCCGTAAAGATATCCGGGGTTGTTGGGGGAAGCAAAATTCTTGTTTGGAGCTACCGGGCTAACTTTAAGGCTTGTGCCATAAGTATCTACGCGGGCTACGCTTCCGTAAACAGAGGTACCGCTTATGTACGTTTCTGTACCTACTGGGATATTTGCAAGATTTGACAAGTCACCAGAGGCAAGAGTTACCACAACGTCTTCCCCTCTAAGGGCTTGAGATGCTTTTTGGTTTACTAATGAGATTGACATTTTTATATTTTATTTTTATTGTTCGGGAAGTGGTGGTTGTTCCTCTGCGGGCATTTCTTCGGGAGCCACTTGTTCCCCCGCACCCTGCTGCATTTGTTGTTGAGCTGCTGCTTGGGCTGCCTGCATTTGAGCTGCGATTAATTGTTTTTGTTCGTCTGTTGATACTACGGCTGCAAGACCTACGTTTTCCATAACCGCATCAATAAGCGGTTTAATTTCTGCTGGAATTGGAAGTCCTGTCTCCATAGATTTTAAATAAGCGGCAGTGGCCATCTGTAGTACGGCGGTTCTATTCTGGGCCTCGGCGGTCATTTGAGCGCGCTTGATGTCCATCATGCCTTCTTGTTCCTTTGTTGCGCGCTTTTCTTGTTCGGCTACTTGGGCTGCTTGTATTTGCCCCTGAATCGTCATTTCTTGATTCTGTGCCGCTTTTGTTTGATTATATATAATCATTTTCTTTTGCGCCCTTCTAAATAATGCTTCTGCTAGCTTTACGTCTTCTTTAGCTACACGCATTAATTGAAAAGGATCTACAAATAGTACAAGGTCTGGGGAAGATGCGAGAGCCTGCTGGAGCATAGCGTCAAATCTCGCAAGCTCGTATTGGTCAGGAAGCATCTGTATTCTTGAATTGAATATTCTTCCCGCTACGTCATCCGCCTTCACAATATCTCTATATACGCTTGCGCCGTACTGAACTGAAGTCTTTAAAAGCGAGGCCACCTTTTTTGCGGTATCAGCCATACAATTAGTGTATGCCCAATAAAAATAATCGGTAGCGTTCTGAGCAACTTGCTCTGCTGTATTGATATTAGATACCGCAACACGGGGCTGAAGAGCGCTTGAAATCAAGTTTGGATCTTCCCCTAACTCATCTTTTAATATCTGATAATGCTTATCGTAAAGAAGTATTAAGCCCTGAAGCTGGGACAAAAAGCCAGAATTTGCAAGTTCTGTAATCGGTACAGGTACATTATTCCCTTCGGCGTCACGTCCACGATAATAAATGTCTCCAGTTTGATCGTAGAGCTTTTTGACATCAATTGCTTTGTTTCCATCTCCGAGACCATAGTCTATGTTTTGAAGAGCATCCCAATTTACGGCAGCTCCCGTTGGGCGCATCTTAGCAACAAGTTGTTGCATCTTTAGACGCGCAATAATCATTTGGTCTACGGGTTCCTGTATTTTTTCTGGTATGGCGAGGGAAGTCATGTCGTAGTTCTGCACCATATAGAATGTGTACGAGAACTCAGCATTACCAATTTCTTTTGGATCTTGGGGGCGAATCATATTCGTTTTAATACCCCACTCAAGCATTGTATTTGTAGGGCGACAGAATACACCGCGATATATATTCCACTTAGTATCAGCAATAACCTTCTCGTTTTCTGACGGTTTTTCTGGGCGACCTTTCTTTACGATTGTTGATTTGTTCTTTTTTGTTGTAACAACTGTGTAGTCATCACTATCAACGGTCTTAAGCTCAAACTCAATTACGTCAATATTCCATTCGTCATAAGGACGAAGGAAGGTTACATTCCATTCGGTCAGCCAAGTAATATTGTCATAAAGTTGAAACTCCTTTGAAAACTGAGCCATCTTCCAAATTTCCTCTTCGCTTATCTTTCCTCCAAACTCGGTTCCGTATTTTCTACGAAGCTCACTTATCTTATAAGTACGAATTACTCCGCGCCAAGTTGTGTCGCGGAAGTCGGGATAGCTTGAGTAAGAGTAAAAACAATTTTCAGGCTTCAGCCAATCAACGTGAATTACACCTTGATCATCCATCCAAGTATAAGTTCCAACAAAACCGCACTCAGCGCTGTCGTGAAGCATCTTCTCTTTCAACACATCAAACCAGCCATTAGAAGAAAGCACATCATTGCAACCAAGTTCATACTGAATTTCTTCAGGTAGTCTTTGAAATTGAGATTGCCAAAGCTTTAACTCTTCTTTATCTTCTGGAATCTGCTCTGCTTCTGGAAGAATTTGTACGCCAGACTCTTGTTGTAATTTCTCAAGTAACTTTCTATTTTCAATAATAAACTCAAGATTTTCGTACTCTTCTTTCTTTTGCTTAGTTGAAATAGAATCAATTGCCGTCACTTTAATCTTTTCGCTTCTAGCCATCCATCTTCCTACAAGACCAGATATAACGCGATTAACAATGTTAATTGATTGCCAATTGATATTAAGATAATTAACTTTTCCATTGAACTCAAGCAAGTCTTGGAATTTACTCATTGGTACGCGACCATTTGCATAACCGCGATTTGTTCTCCAGCGAGCATTTCTAACCCAAAAATAACTTGATATACCACCACGAATAGTGGAGTCAATATATTGTGCTAATCGTTTACCGTAGTTCCAATCGGACTTTTCCTTGATAGTTAATTTATCAAGCTGAAAAGTTTTAAGGGGTTGCGCGGAATAATCCTGCATTACTTCGCATATTTATTCTATACAAATATAATTCTTTTTTACGAAAAAATTTTTATTATATCGCCGCCCCGTTAGGATATATTTTTACTAGGGGTGCTTGGGGAAGTGGCGGCTTATAAATTGGCTCCAGTCCCGCAACAAGGGCAATCATTGCGCTTACCGTTCTATCACTTGGGGTACGCTTGGATGGTTCAAAGTTCTTAAGATCTTCTAAAAGCTCCAGCCAATATATCTTTTCGCAATAGTGTTCAACATAGCTAATCATTGAATCATTTTGTTTGGTCATAGAAAAATCTGTTACAGGGAACCCGTAATGCCTTTCTACGCTATCCTTCTTTCTCTTGCTTGGATCTATTGCGTTTAAAGGAAACTTGGCAAGATAGCCCAGTTTCCCCCTATTCTTAAAGTAGGTATAATAGTCATCTGCGACAAATTCGTAATAAACTTGATATCCGAGATACTCGGCGGCAAGTATGATTTGATTATGAAGCTCTTCCTTTTCATTCGGTCGCCCGTAAAGGTGTCCAGTAAATAGTCCTGTGTTCAGAGGATCTCTTAAATCGTATTTAGAATAAACCCAAGCGGAAGCCTTTGAGCCGTACTTTTTACCGCCCTGCGAGTTTGAGTACCCATCCACTCCAATAACGCCGATATCTACCCTTCCGGGCCTTTTGGTGCCATTATCGTAATAGTGTTTGTTTACCTCACCTTTCAAATTAAGGTCGCTAACAAATTCCCAAGCAAAGGTCTCCGCGTCTCTTGCATCCCTCCATCTTATTGATTGATTAATTTCATCTCTATAAAACACAACCTTTCTCTTGGGTACTGGACTTTCTTTTAGTCTTTCTATCTGTTCGTTAAGCTTAACTACATTAAATATACAGTCAGCATTTGCCGACATAAAAGCCTCAACCTCGGTGCAAGGATTCATGCGAATCTCCTCCTCAAGGTCGTCCCCGGTTCTTCCTTCGCGTCTCTTTAATATATAAGCCTTAGAACCTAATTCTATATCTTCTTCGCTAATCTCACTTATTGTATTTCCGTCTTCGTCTTTTACTACCCACTTTTCTACTAGATATTCCTTTTGTTCGGGTGTCGGGGAAGACATAACAGAAAACCCGTACTTATCTATAAAACCTTCGTATCCATCGTAAGCTGGACTAAAATACCTAACAAGGCGGTTAATTGTGGGCATCCTCTTATTGAGATCCGCGTTTTCCCATAGCAACTTAAACTCAGAACCCCCCTTAGACATCTTGTTAACTGTAGAAGGCATTTCCACAAAACCAACCCTCTTAACACCTTTTACAAGCGTCTTTGAGATAATCGCAAATAATTGAGATGCCTGTATTTCCTTTTCAAGCTTACCAAACTCATCTAATAGTAGACGGCTCATACGACCTCTATCGTATGCGTTTAAAACAGGCGCGCGGTAGTTAATCTTTGACCTATTACCCTCGTCCTCTTTTTGAGTCTCAGCAACGCCTTCTTTTACGTTGGATGCCTTTTGAGCAAACACAAGTTCGGTTACGCTATCTTCTCTGTTAATCTGTTTTGGTTTCAGGAACGCTGGTAATTGCCTATAGCCATAGGCAACCATCTCCGTAAACGTAGACCTTCCGTCCTCATTAGACTTTGATACTAGACCGCAGTTTGAGTTCTTGAAAAATATCGCCTCATAAACTAGATTCGATGTGGCTTGGGAAGACGCACCCTCACGGCGCTTTTTGCTTCGTATAACCCCTAAAGCCCAAGGCGTGTTTTCCCAATGCTCTAAGAATGTAAAATAACGCCTATCGCAATCCCTGTATTCGGGACGAGAGCCATCCTCCAGCGTCCACCATTGCAAATAGAAATAATACTTCTTGGTAATAAAATAGGGCTTACCATATATATATACCCAAATACCTCTTTTACACCTTTGAAGTTCTCTAATTGCGAACTCCTCCTGCTCTTCTGTAAGTATTAAATCTCCACTTTTTGTATACTGAACCTTATCGAAGAACTCAGGCAGTTCTTCCCGAACCCACATCTGCTCTTCTTTTGGTTTGTCCCAATTAAGAATTTGTTTGTGCGGGGGAACATCTGGAATCCGGCAATGGGTTCCGTATATTAGCTCCTGATTAGCCATACTTACTTCTTACCGCCTTGTCCTCTACTTATCACAGACCTTTTATCGCGCTTGTTTTTTGACTTCTGCGCCTTTCCTCCTTTAGTCTTGTAAAAGACAACTTTTCTTGCGTCCGAACCTGATTTTGCTTTTGCCATAGTTAATCTCTTATATCAGCAATTCTATCTAAAAATGGTTTCTTCTCTTCTTTTTTCATTCCGGGTATGCTTTCGCTTAGCGAACGTATTGATTCGCTAACGGCGCTACTCTTTTCAAGTATCTTAAAAATACGCTCAAAGCTTTTGTCTTTAGCGTCATCAATATTTACGTTCTTAAGATTGACACTATTTAAAAGGTCAGCCATTTCGTTTGCTTTGCGCTGAAGACTATAGTAGAGCTTGGCAACTCCGCTATTTTTATAACCTTCTAATTCTTTTTCAAGCTCGGCTATTTTGTCTTCAAGAATTTTTTTTCCAGCGTCAGTCATACAATAGTTTTTGCAGAAGTAGGTGTTAAGCCAACAAGAAGTTTTCCTTTATTTAAAAGCTCTGTCAAGTCTTCCCGAACAGCAATAACCTCTTCTCTTTCGTGGTCTTCGCCGGGGAAATGACGGAATCTAATTATACTTTCTTCTCTACCTTTTTTACCTTGAAATATTATCTCGTAGTCGCAAGATTTTAAAGTATGAACAATCTTGCCTTTAAACTCTCCTGTTGTGACATACAAAATATCTGGCATCACCTTTGGTTCAATACCATCCAAGAGTCCTTCGTATGGCCTAAAAACCCTTAACGCAAAATCAAAACCTTTTAACGGCTTCCATTCTTCATCAAACCAAGCATAACATTGATCCGCAGGAACGGAATAGTATTTAATATCGCTTCCTTCTATTTCTCCAGAAAGATTTGCGTAGTTATTTATCTTGTAAGAGTCGTGAGTCATATTTGGGTGTATGAGAATTTCACTACCCTCCTTTAACCCGTCTCCGTCAATTACAATAGCATTAACTGGATGCGTCTCCCTTTTATTGAGATTATTCCAGTTTCTCTCTAATCTTATTTTTAGCCCACCTTCAAATGTGTAGCTATTCTTGCTTTCGTGATCTACGCTAATAATTACTTTGCCCTCTACGGCCTTCATAAAGTTGTTTGTGTGTCAGTAAATATACGAGAATTATTTCTTGTATCTCATAATTGGCGATTTTTTAAACCGCTCAATTATTCTTTCGTTTTCCATTTCTTTAATCGCCTCTTTCCCCATTCTATTTACTCTTTCCTGCATCTTCTTGTCGCCATAGAAATCTTCCTTTTCAAGCTCGCTAATCATCCCGGTTTCTCTTTGTTTTGCACTAAGAGGTTTTTCAACTTTGACAACTTTAATACTTGCCTTTACAACGGGCTTTTTCTTCTTACCATAGAAATCTTCTTTCTCAAGCTCCTTAATCATTCCTGCCTCTCTTTGTTTCGCAGTTAATTCTGGTTTCATTATTTTTTATTTTTATTTCTTTTTGAAATATTTTTAGCTTTTGCTTTTGCGTCTGCCTTTGAAGAAGCGCCCCAAGCTCTTAAAGACAAAAGAAGTCTTGTTGGCTTCCCATCTTTATACTCTGGGCCGGGCATACCACCCATACGAGCAAGAAAGCTTGCTCTGCGAGGATTATCGCCCGACTTTACTGGGGCCTTTAATGTACCTCCAGTTTGTGCTTTATATGAAGCTCGGCCTTTTTCATTCAGGCCT